ACACCACGGCACCAAGCCGATCGGCGCTATGCAGCGCGCAGCCAGTGCCACAATTTTGCCACATGAACACATTTCACCATGAGTTTCACAGTGTGTCCCTATTTGTGACACACAATCGCCATATTAGTTAACGGCGGGTTTGTTTGGTGTTTTGTGGTTCCGTGGTGTTGTGGTTTAATGTTCTAGGCCACACAGGCCCCAAAGATCTAAATGTTCTAACAAAACATAGAACATTTAAGTCCTTGATATCATTACAGAAAACGCTAATGTTCTATATATTCTATACAATCCCGATAGAGAGCGTCTGGAAATTTGGTACCGCGAAAGTAACATCACCCCATGGGGGGCAATTTACAACGCGCTCATCAAATACCCTATATAGAATATATAGAACATTAGAACATTAGATAAATAGATCAATAAATACAGGCACTTGCTGCCGTACCTAAAGTTCCGCCTAATGTTCCAATGTTCCAGAGGGGCAAATCAGGGCGAAACGTACCCGTATTTTGACCATCGCTTTACCTTGCCGAAGTTAACCGGCAGCGGCATGCGCTTCTCGACGAGCTTCGGTTTGTTGTCGCGTGGGAGCTCGTCGGGCAAGTCTTCGATCTCGTTTAGCACTCTCGTGCCGTGGAGCTTCGCCTTCTTGATCCGGTCGGCCAGCGGAACCATCACACCATAGCGTTCCCGCATGTTGTAACGCTTCTGCTTGGCCATGAGCTTCTTGCACCAAGTGTTACCGTTCGATGCCATTAGTATCTCCAAAGTAAAACCATTCAACGATGACATGATGAACCCGGTTCACTTGCACTCAGTAAGGCGAAGGTAGGCTAACGGTATAACCATTAGATCATGTCATGGTTGAATGGTCAGGCGGCGCCGCATGTCGCAAGCGCCGCCCGCCACTCAACATCATCCCAAGGACCAACGATATTTCTTCAAGCGCGTTGCACTCCGTCAGGTCAAACAATAGAGCGTGCGATTGCCTCTCGTTTGATGGTCTGATTAAGGCCCTTGGGTGGATCGGACACCCGATAGGTGCGGTAGTTTTGCAGCATCCCAAAGTGCCCTTCCTTGGGAGCTCAGCGACAGGGACACTTACCCCACTTCGCTTACCTTCCCTCGGGTGCAATTCTCCGGGCCACACAATCCGCGACCTAGAAGCATCCGTCCATAAGGCTTACTCTCGCGAGTAATTATGGCACTATCGGTTTCACGTTACCGGAGCGACCGCCTGTCCTACCCGCCGGCCCATACAGTCTGCGCGGGAGAGACGCCTAAGCTCAGTCCTAGGCTTGCACGTTGTTTGCCACTCGTGATGTGGTCTCGGTGTAGGTCCAGGGAAAACCGCTGTGGTTCAGTGGTTTAACCGGTCTACAGCCTAGGTACGGGGGATACCCCACCGGGTATATGGACAGGCCACCCCATCCCGGCAGGCCGCCTTCAGGGACCCGGAAAATATGTAAGTCAGGAAAACCAATTTATACTTTGGCTATACTATTGATTAACCAAGTAAATCTTGACCTATGAAGTAAAACCATCACATCATCAAACCATAGGACCACTACCTGGCCCTACTGCGCGACCGGTCGGCCACCACCTAAACGTAAGTCTCGTCCAGCCTTTGGGGGCACCGCGGACAGAGCTGAGGGTGGTGGCCATTTCGCCGCCCAACACATGCCGAGTTAGCTCAGCGGTAGAGCAGGGGCTTTGTAAGCTTCAGGTCGCAGGTTCAAATCCGTGCACTCGGCACCAGTACTCAAACGTCCAACGGTTCGGTGGTGTGATGGTTGATTTTGTCGAGGCGGTTCTTCTGGTGCTGATGCTGTCCGTGCCAGGAGAGCCAACACAGCAGATGCAGATTCCACAACCGTCGATTGCTGCATGCTCGGAGAAGGCACGCGAGCTCCTTGGGCATCGCCCCGATATTCGTACGCACGTTCGAAGCGCGACGTGCTTCGTGGTCTCCCAGAAGGCGAACCCCGCGTAGCAACAAATCAAATATTGGATACCATGCAAACATTTTCTGCATGGTACGCTCGCGTCTGGTCTTTACTTTCGAAATACCCAAGACCATGTTCGGCTCATGCCGAATCGGAAATTCAGAACATTTATTTCAGATGATGAGCTGAGCCCCGCTCAAGCTCTGGCACGGGCTTTTGGGGATACAATGAAACCACCGCGCGTTTCGCCACCGGCGCCTATCTATGCGTCGCCGGGAGAAGTCCCGTTACCGCCCAAACAAACCATCAAACAAGCATACGACAGCGGGTTAACAGTTGCGCATACCGCGCTGGTATTCGAACTTCCCGACGAGTGGGTCGAGATGTTCGTCCGCGGCGATGCACCTACCAACTGATCAGCACCGCCACTACATGCGTCGGATGCTCAAATACTGGCGCCGCGGCCACCCGTTGTGGTGCGTGCGATGCACCGGCGAGATCATGCTTCAGACGCGAATGTTTGACGAGTTCGGCCGTCGGGTCGGGCTCGAGGAGCGCGTGGTGTGCATCGAGTGCGGGGAGTGTACGTACTGGTCGGAGGCTGGGAGCCTTGTTGTTGCCGGTGATGTTTGAGAGTAAAACAAAAGTAGCGTCAAAGTAAAAACGTAAATCATTTCAAGGGTTTACTTGAAGTCGGTCATGTTTCGCTCCATTTGAGCGTCATGAGCGAAGATCGTATTCCTGTTAGGTGGTTGCGCGACCGGCTCGGGCTCTTGTCCGAGGAAGACGTAGCCGCGCTGTTCGACATCAAAGAGAACACGCTCGCCGTATGGCGCAGTGAGAACTATGGCCCGCGGCCCACGAAGCTCGGCCGGAAAGTGTTCTACCTTGAGAGCGAAGTGCGCGAGTGGGTGAACAAACAGATGTTCGCCGCACCTGAGAGCGATCCTGCATGATCGCCGCCCTTGTCCCGTTCCGTGAGTTTGTTGACCCGGTGGTGATCTGGGTCGCAGCTACGATGATCGCGTTCTTCCTGGGGTTCATGCTGGGGAGGGCGACGGCGTGCTAGAGCAGCTCAAGGGCTTTGGGCTTGTGTATCTCGCAACGCCCTACACCAAGTATCCGTACGGCATGAAAGCTGCGTTCGAGGATGCTTGCTACCTTGTTGGTAAGCTGGCCGAGCGTGGCCTGACGAATGTATACAGCCCCATCGGGTACGGACATTCCATCGCAGAACATTCCAGCCTTGACCCGTGTGACTTGAGCTTCTGGCTGCCGTTCAATGCGGCGCTGATGACCAAGAGCGATGCGCTCCTCGTCGCAAAACTTCCGGGGTGGGAAGTGTCCACCGGTGTCCTTCACGAGATCGAGGAGTTCAAGAAAGCCGGTAAGCCGGTGTTCTACCTCGATCCGAATAACACAGAACTAATCACCGCCCACTAGGGCAAGGGGAAAGTGAAATGGTTGTCGGTGGCTTGGGGCTTCTTATCGTTGTTGGGGTTGTCGTGATGGCCTACTACAAGGGCGTGCAGATGAGCCTGATGGAAAAATTTCTCGCCGGGCTCGCCGGTGTCGAGTCGCTCGCGGTGATCTTCTCGTGAACCACTGGCTCCACAAGATAATCCCAGGGTCTCGCGCCGATGTGAACCTGCTCACGTGGCTTCCCTGGGCGTTGTTTGGCAATGACGAAGGCGGCCTCTTCGGAGAGCTCGATCCATATTACACGCACAGCTATGGAGCTCGGTCCCCTGATATTTCGTTCTGGGGCTTCGTGAAGTGGTGGTTCAGAAACCCATTCCACAACTTGTTCTTCCACGTCCTGCGTTGGGACGCCGGTGACAACGCGTTGGTTGTCTATGCTCGTGACGAAACCGGCTCTCGCTGGTTCTTCCGCGCACCCCAACGTACCTGGCACGCCGACCAAGGCAAGCAGCTATACATCCGCCTGCTTGCGCCGTTCGTCTCATATCGTGGCGCGAAATGGGAAATCTATGCCGGCTGGCGCATAGGCGGCGCGCTGGGCTTCGCGTTCCGTAAGTAAAAGGATCTGGAATGGTGGGTGAGGTTATCGGCTTCAATACGGGCTTGTCGCACAAAGAGCCGTATCCTAGTGTTATCAGCGTGCTCGAGCGCGCCCTGGCCCGTGCTAAGTCTGGCGAAGTTGTAGCAGTATCTGTTGTGTTGTGTGATGATTGCGGCCAACATACCACCGCATGGGCGTGTGGTCCGGATGAAGACATCGTGTTTTACAACGCACTGGTCGCCGGTTCATCATTCCTTACGCACCGATTGAATGTCTCAAATTTGGAGACATCCGATTTGGTGCCACCACCCACACCAGAGATTGCCTAAGTCCACGCACCAGACGGAATGCTCTTGCGCTCCCGCACCGGCAGCCGGTGCATGCGCTTTGCGATCAGGTTGCTCATGCCACCATGCGCAGCGAGGCAAGCGTACTGAAGCGCATCAATGATGTGCGAGTATTCGTTTTTGTCGGGAGTTGGTTTACGCATACCCGCACGCGTACGCGCATAGCGGTACCCACCTGACATACCGCGGATCAGCTTAGGGCAACGCTGCCTAGAGAACAGCATGGCCGGACCACCGTCGCGCTGTGCCAATAGAAATGCTTCGATTGCACGGATGCGCGGATCGATGTCGTTCGTCGGGGCAGGGAACGCCATGAAGCCCATTCGCTTCAGGACGTCGAAAGTAGTCTCTTCGTAGATAGAGCTCTTCGCATTACCTGACGGGTCGCCGATCATGGCGATCGCTTTACCGAGATACATCGGATCCATGAGGCGGGGGCGTAGGGCACGTTCGATGTGCTGCTCGAGCCCGATATCGTCCGCGATCACTTCTTCCAAGACAAGCAGCCGGCCCTTATGGTCGAGCTGGCATATCACGCTGCATGGGTCGCGCCCAAAGTCCTGGCCCAAGATAAGGACATGCCCGCTTACCGGCATGAGGTCATCGACGACGTGAAAGTTCGGTTTGAAGCTTTCCCGAAACACCGCCGAGCCGCTTGGGTCGTCGCCGTATTCGGCATGGACGTACCGCTTAATCCAGTCTGGCCCGTTCGATCTGGCAAGGCGCTCGTAGTACTTTCGCCCCTGTGCCCGGCGTTCTGGATCACCAATGGGTAGGCGCAAGGACTCAGGTGTCTGGGTTAGCCAATCGAGGTTTTCAGCGTCTGGCGTTAGCCCGCCCGGCTGTATGAAAATCTGCCAATCTGGTGGGGTGTTGACCTCCATAAAATCATGCCAGGGCGAACCTTCGCTAGGCATGTTGGTGTCCGCGATGATGCCGAACCACGTTGCACCACCTTGTGCTGCTGACGGGTAACGCCCACACCGGCCGGCGATAGCGGGTACCAGTCCAGTGTCCATTTCGATGGTTTCAGATAGCCACGCCCCGGTGAGCTGCATCGACAAGAGTCGGCGCTGATCTTCTGGGTCTTCCAATGGGAGCAAAAGCCATTCTGACCGAACATCACCAATTGAGATGTACACCGTGTTATCGCTCACCTTGAAGTGTGCGATGCCCTGTAGCCATGACGTGATATCCTTGAGGACGGTGTCCTTGAGCTGCTTCAGCGTTTGGCGCAAGATGGCAAAGCGCGTGTATCGGATTCCGTCTGGCGCAGGTGCTTGTTCACATGCCCGCCTAAACAACTCGAACAGGCATGCGGTGGTCTTCCCAGATCCAACTGGGCCAGCGATTAATCGCCCGAACGCCTCGCTCTTCATGAATCGAGCGCAGGTTGGCGGGGCGTCGAAATTGATAGAGGCCATTGTTATTTGTGCTGCTTGATATAGCGAATGAGACTTCTCAAACGCTGTGTGTCCTCCTTTGAATGCCCAAGGGTGAGATTGCAGCTCTGACAAAGAATGCCGCGGATCTTATTGCTGTTGTGGCAGTGGTCGACCACCCAGCCCTTACGCGAGTTCGGCGTTGGGCTTTCGCAGACAGCACACTTGAAGTTCTGCTTTCTTAGGATCTCGTCGCGCCCCTGTAGGGTGATCCCGTACCGGCGCATTAAGATGTAGTTTCGGCCGTTTCGTAATCGCTTCAAACGTTGGAGCTGCTTTCGCCGGTCAAGTGATCTGGAAGTCACTCCTTGAGCGGCTCCGCATCGATTACTTTCATGGGTAACTGCTTTTCAAATTGCAGTTTTGCGTCCGCACCAAGGTTGATGGTCACGCTAAACCGTTCGCCACCACTGCCGTTGATCTCGGCCTTATCGATACCCATACCCGCAATTTTTGTGATCAGTTTTCCGCCTTCTATCTTTGAAGAAAGGGGTTCTGCTCGATCATTTAGCCTGGCGTAGAGTTCGGGCATCCATTCTTCAACAAGCGCGGCAGCTTTTATTTTTACACGCTCGTGTGTGTTGCCAGCGGATTCCCAGGCTTCGGTTTCTTGTTTTAGGTAACGCTGAAACGTCGGTGAGCTTTTTAGGTTCATCCAAGATTGGGCATCGATATGATACCGATTCAGGATGGTTTCGATGTCGTGGATGTCCATCGCGATCTCTCGCGCCAACCGCAAAAGCGTCAGTTCATCGACATCGACATTAAGCGCTGGAAGGGCCATCTATACCTTGATTATACCATATATGGTCTTGTTCTGCATGGATATATACTATATAGGGTAGGTGATCCAGACCCATCCTAGTCGCGGCGCACTGACAGTAGTGCCGCCGGCCGCGTTAGAAGCTGCGCTTCAAGCGCAGGATCGCGCACGCGCAGAGGCAAAGGATCAACTATCGCAGCCAGTAGCCTCGAGCTTGGCCGGGCACATTCGGACACAGTTTGAGGTGTTTAAGCAGCACCGCAACAATGCCCAGTCTGGGTGGACAGAGCGCCTGCTGTCCGCAATGCGTGCCTTCAATGGCACATACGAGCCAAGCAAGCTCGCTGACATTGAGAAATTTGGTGGCTCGAAAGTATATGCACGCATCATTGCGATGAAGTGCAGGGGTACGTCTTCGCTACTGCGTGACGTGTATCTAGCGCCAGACCGCCCGTGGGGCATCTCTCCGCCGGCTGATCCGACCATCCCGCAAGAGGTGGTCGACAACATCAAACAGCTTGTGCAGGTTGAGCTCGCCACCACTGGACAGGCCGGCGAAGAAATCGGGCCAGAGAGAATCCGTGATCGCATCAACGGGCTGATGGAATCGGCACGCATGGCGGCGAAGAAGCGTGCCAGCGATCAAGCCAAGATTGCTCAGGATAAAATCGACGAGTTACTTCAGGAAGGTAACTTCTATAAAGCACTTGCCGAGTTCATCGTCGACCTACCACTGTTTCCGTTCGCCTGCATCAAGGGGCCTGTTGTCAGGATTGTCCCCGGTGTTGTCTGGAATAACGGAAGCCCGATCATTCAGCAAAAGCCTAAGCTGTTCTGGCAGCGTGTCTCGCCGTTTGATCTTTGGTGGACGCCTGGCGTCGCCGACATCGAGAGTGCCGAAGTTATCGAGCGCACGCGTTTGACGCGCGCTGAACTTAACGACCTCCTCGATTTGCCAGGCTATAATCACGACGAGGTTCGAGCTGTCCTCGATGAGTATGGCCGCGGTGGCCTTGCCGATAACTGGGACAACGCGGATGCTGAGCGCGCCGTTCAGGAATCCCGCGAGAACCCGCAGTTCAACCGATCAGGCATGATCACCTGCCTCGAGTATCACGGCAATATCCAAGGCCGTATGCTGCACGAGTATGGAATGAGTAAAGAGCTCGTGCCCGATGAACTGCGCGATTACATGGTCCAGGCGTGGTTGATTGGAAACCATGTCATCAAGGCGCAACTATCGCCGAGCCCGCGCAAGCGCCATCCGTATTTCATTACTTCGTTCGAAAAGGTGCCGGGTACCCCGGTAGGTAACGGCCTGCCGGATATCCTGAGTGACATTCAGGAAGTTTGCAATGCGACGCTTCGGTCGCTTGTGAACAACCTTTCGATCGCATCTGGCCCGCAAGTGATTGTCAACGACGATCGGCTCGCCGCACACGAGGACGGCGAGGAGCTGTATCCGTGGAAGCGCTGGCACACAACCGACCCGGCGATCGCGCAAGGTGCCAAAGAAGATCCGATCAAATTTTTCCAACCGCGTTCAAACGCGCAGGAACTGCTGGCTGTCTATAAGGACTTCAGCGCGATCGCGGACGAACTATCTGCCATCCCGAAGTATCTGGCGGGGCAGGGGGCTGGTGGTGCCGGTCGTACTGCGTCCGGTCTGGCGATGCTCATGGGCAACGCCTCCAAGATTTTGCAGACGGTCGCTGCCAACATTGATCGTGATATTTTCGACCCGCTGCTGTCGCAACTCTTCGACATGCTCATGCTGACGGACTCGTCTGGTCTTTTGACGGGCGAAGAGACTGTTCGCGTTATGGGCGTTAATGTCGCTGTCCAGCGCGAAACCGAGCGTGCGCGCCAGCTCGAGTTCCTTCAAACAACGGCTAATCCTATCGACGCCCAGATTATGGGGCCAAAGGGGCGCGCTGCGGTCTTGCGGTCAGTCGCCAAGACCATCGGCATGGATGACGAAGAGATCGTCCCGACAGACGAACAACTGCAATCCCAAGCCGCTGAAATGGCGGCTGCGGGTGCCCTGGCGCAAGGCGGACAACAGCCAGGTTCGACTGAAGACATGGGTCCGCGAACACGCATCGCCGGCGGCGTCGGCTAACGGAGAATGGAAATGGCTAAGGAAATCTCGAGTTCGTCCAAGGTGTTTGCCAAGGGCGGCAAGACCAAAATGTTCGGCAAGCAGCATGCTGGCCCTCAGAAGCCGGGCATGACGTCGCACGCGACCAACGGTGACGGCGGCAAATTCCATAAGGGTGGCAAGACCAAGATGTTCGGCAAGCAGTCGGC